TGTACGATATGGGATATCCGAACAACAACTGTATCGGATGCGTCAAGGGCGGCATGGGTTACTGGAACCGGATACGGAAGGATTTCCCGGAAGTATTTGAGAGCCGGGCAAAGCTAGAAAGAACAGTTGAACATTCGATGCTGAAAGACAAGAACGGTCCTGTATATCTGGATGAACTTGATTCAGACCGCGGAGATATGAATACAGAGATTTTCCCGGAATGCGGGATCATGTGCTACTTGGCACAGGAATAACAGAAAGGAGCCGAACCAGCGCGCATAAAGGGTACCCGGTTCCTACGAAAATGTTTATCAAAGAAGACGATTTGAAACTGAACGATTGGCAGTTCAGCCAGCGGAAATACCTTCCGTGGGAAGCAAAACTGAAATTGACAGAAACCAGAATCAAGGAATGGTATGAAAACTGGAACGGTGATGTGTATGTATCGTATTCCGGCGGACTTGACAGCACTGTATTGCTGGATCTGGTGAGAAAATGCGTCGGAGATGATGTTCCGGCCGTATTTTCCAATACTGGATTGGAATTTCCAGAAATTGTAAGGTTTGCAAGACAGGCCAAGGGAGAGTATGCAGAGATTCACCCGGTTGATAAAACCGGGAAAAGGATAACTTTCCGCCAGGTAGTTGACATGTATGGATTTCCTCTGGTTTCTAAAGAAACAGCATTGAAGATACAAAAATTACGGCACGGAAACTTGTCTGATCGGTATCGGAATTATCTTCTGAATGGAGACGAGCGAGGAAAG